AACTAATATGGCAAGGGAATTTAATAAAAAATTTATGCATCCTACCCGCAAAAAGCTGGTAGATATGGTATTGACCGGTGGTGAATATGAAAAAGGAGCTTTTGTATCATTTGCGGGTACTGATAAACAAGAAATAAAAAGAAAAGTTGGAGATAAGTGGACTGATGAAGATGGTAAATCTTGGGAACAACACGCAGGAGGTAAAGTACAAACATCCGAACTGGGTGATATTATGGCTGAAACCAGAGCTTACTTAGATGCGCTAAACCGATGTAAATCCGATACCTGTAAAACTATTAAAATAACAAGAGCTGATAAAAAACTAATATCTAAAACAGGATATTGTTTAAATTGCGTTGCTTTAAGAGAAGCGCAGATAAAATATGATGGGTTGTGGAACGCATATGAAACGTATAAAACAACATCAAATATGATTGCACATGGTAAAGATGTAGTAGCTCAATTCCAACAGGCTTATAATGATGCTAAGCAAGAGTACGAAGTTGTAAATGAAGATGGTACAATTGAAAAGTGGAGTATGGAGAGAGATGTAAACGAACTTAAAGCAGAAATTCTAACGGATATTATCAATTTTGAGAAAGAAATAGAAGAGGTCACTAAATTAAGAAATGAAGCTTGGGAATTATTAAAAGATAAAAATTACGATTTAGTAAGACCACTTAACGATTAATATGAGTACTGGAATCACACAAAAAAAATCTCTAAAAGAGATTATTGCAGAAGAATACAAAAAGTGTGCGGTAGACCCGATACACTTTATGAAAAAGTATTGTATGATTCAACACCCGGTGAGAGGTAAGATACCTTTTCACCTTTTCCCATTTCAGGAAAAAACTTTAATTGAATTTGCTTCTAATCGATTTAATATAGTTCTTAAATCACGTCAGACTGGTATATCAACTCTTTGCGCCGGTTTTGCACTTTGGAAAATGCTATTTAATGGCGATTTTAATGTATTAGTTATTGCAACAAAACAAGATGTAGCAAAAAACTTAGTAACTAAAGTAAGAGTAATGCATGAATTACTTCCTTCTTGGTTAAAGGGTGGTTCTTTAGAAGATAACAAGCTATCACTTCGTTTACATAATGGTTCTCAAATTAAGGCTATTGCTTCTTCTCCTGATGCAGGACGTTCTGAAGCCCTATCACTTCTTATATTCGATGAGGCCGCCTTCATTGATGATATTGATGAGATTTGGGTGGCAGCTCAATCAACCCTATCAACGGGTGGTGCTTGTGTTGCGTTATCCACCCCCAATGGTGTTGGTAACTGGTTTCATAAAACTTGGTTAGGAGCGGAAGATGGTACAAATCCATTTAGTACAATTCGTCTACATTGGACAGTTCATCCTGAAAGAGACCAAAATTGGAGAGATGAACAGCAAAAATTATTAGGAGCTAAAAAAGCTGCTCAAGAGTGTGATTGTGATTTTGTATCTTCTGGAGATACCGTAATTGATCCAGAACTTTTAATGTTTTACAAAGAAACATATTGTCAAGACCCAATTGAAAAAACTGGATTTGATGGAAATCTTTGGAGATGGGAATATCCTGCGGCAAATGGTTCATATATGGTTGTAGCGGACGTAGCTAGGGGTGATGGAAGTGACTATTCTGCCTGTCATGTAATTGATATACTAAATGCAACTCAGGTTGCAGAATATAGAGGTAAAATTGATACAAAAGATTTTGGAAACTTTTTAGTAAATCTTTCTACCGAATATAATGATGCTTTACTTGTAGTGGAAAACTCAAACATTGGATGGGCGTGTATTCAACAATGTATAGATAGACAATACAAAAACTTATTCTATATGAGTAAGGATTTAAAATATGTAGATGTGGAGCATCAAATGAGAAATAAATATCGTGCAGATGAAAGACAAATGGTAGCTGGATTTTCAACAACTTCTAAGACTAGACCGTTAATTATATCTAAATTAGATGAGTATTTTAGAGAAAAAGCTGTAACAATTCGTTCAAATCGTTTAATTGATGAATTGTTTACTTTTATATTCATAAATGGTAGAGCGGAAGCTATGAAAAGTTATAATGATGATTTAACAATGGCATTGTGTATAGGATTATGGGTCAGAGATACCGCACTTCGTTTGAGACAGGAAGGAATTGATTTAACAAAAAGAACATTAGGAGGTATTTCATCAAATATGCAGCATGCCGGTGTATATGGAACTACTGATAGAGGCGATGACCCTTGGAAAATGAAAATTGGTGATGATTATGAAGATTTATCACAATGGTTATAAATTATAGTGTTTTGACATTTTACGATATTTATGATATATGTCAAAATAAAAGGAGACCACTATGATTAAACTTAAAAATATCCTTAAAGAAGATGAATATGTAGATAAAGCATATTCTAAAGGAGACCAGCCAGCGGATAATCCAATTGATGATTATGATGAATTGGATGTTGAGCAAGAAGATATGGATGATTTTATTGCATATCTTAAATCTTACTCACAATCTTTAGATGAAGCAAATTGTAGCTGTGTGTTCGAAGCGGAGTATCAAGGTAGAGAAGTAAAATTAGGTAAACCATCTCAAGGTGATGTTAAAAAGTTTAAAGTTTACGTTAAAAACCCAAAAACTGGAAAAATAATTAAAGTAAACTTTGGACAAAAGGGTATGAATATAAAAAAAGATAATCCTGGTAGGAGAGCAAACTTTAGAGCAAGACACAATTGTGATAATCCTGGTCCAAGAACAAAAGCAAGATATTGGTCTTGTAGAAAATGGTAAAATAAATTATGGCAGAACAAGAAATAGATGACAGGAGTTTTTTTGGTAGACTGAAAAAACTATTTTCAACAAACGCAATCGTAACCGTTGATAGAGATGGTAAACGTAGAGTTGTAGATGTGGAAGATAGACAATCAAATACAAATTTTGTAAATCTCAGAGATAGATATACTAAATTACAAAGGTCATATTACGAAAGCAATCAGGGTGCTCAATCAATGGCATATCATCAAGTTCGTAGAGAACTTTTTAGAGATTATGATGCTATGGATAGTGACCCGATTATATCTTCTGCTTTAGATATATACTCCGATGAAAGCACAACTAAAAATGAATATGGAGATGTACTTCAAATAAAATCAACAAACGAAAACGTAAGAGAATTATTGCATAATTTATTCTATGATATAATGAACATAGAATTTAATTTATGGCCTTGGATTAGAAACTTAGTAAAATACGGTGATGCTTTCTTAGCATTAGAAATTATGCCTGGTAAAGGTATCATTAATGTAATGCCACATTCGGTATATAATGTAGAAAGATTAGAGGGTACTGACCCAAATAATCCTGATTATGTAAAATATAAAGTTGAATTAGACCGTTTTGGTAAAAAAGAATATGAGCAGTATGAGATGGCTCACTTCAGAATGTTATCAGATACAAACTTCCTTCCGTATGGTAAGGGAATGATTGAAGGTGCAAGAAGAATTTGGAAACAATTATCTCTTATGGAAGATGCGATGTTAATCCATCGTATTATGAGAGCACCTGAAAAACGAATATTTAAAATTGATATTGGTAACATTCCACCGCAAGAAGTAGATAACTATATGCAAAAGATTATCAATAAAATGAAAAAAACTCCATTTGTTGATAAAAATACTGGTGATTATAATTTAAAATACAATATTCAAAACCTTACTGAAGATTTTTTCTTACCTGTGCGTGGTAGTGATAGTGGTACATCCATAGAAAACTTAAATGGATTAGAATACGCCGCTATTGAGGATATTGATTACTTAAAAAATAAATTATTTGCAGCATTGAGAGTACCAAAAGCTTACTTATCATACGATGAGAACGTTAATGGTAAAGCTACATTAGCTGCAGAAGATGTTCGTTTCGCTAGAACAATCGAAAGAATTCAACGTACCGTTGTTAGTGAATTAGCTAAAATTGCAGTTGTACATTTGGCAGCGCAGGGTATTGAAGATTCTGAAATGACTAACTTTGAATTAACCCTAACTAATGCATCTACTATATATGAGCAAGAAAAAGTAAATCTTTGGTCTGAAAAAGTAAGATTGGCATCTGATGTTAAAGCACTTAATATGTTATCTTCTGATTGGGCGTATCACAATGTATTTGGATTATCTGAAGATGAAATAGACATTGAAAGAGCTAAAGTAGTTTTGGATTTAAAAGATAGATTTAGACATACATCAATCGAACAACAAGGACAGGACCCAGCAAACCCACCACAGCAACAAAATGTGGAAGAAGAAATCAGTAAATTAAAAACCGAAATCGAATTAAACAGGGGAGTTGGTAGACCTAGAGAAGGTAATACTTATGGTAAAGATAAACATCCATATGGGAGAGACCCATTGGGAGATAAAGAAAATCATAAGGAGAGAAAAAGAGAAGATAGGGTTTTAAATACCAACGCTAAAAAATTAGCAAGGGAATATATAAACGGAATTTCATCAAAAAAGACGATTTTAAATGAAAAATCTGATATGCTTGATGAAAAAAACCTATTAGATGACACAAAAATTTAATAAACATTAATTTGTTTATATTTATATGTGTTAGTTTATAGGGTAGAACAAATATAGGGTAAGTAAATGAAAAAAATAAAACATTCCAAATTTAAGAATACTGGAGTGTTATTTGAATTATTAGTAAGACAAATAACATTGGAAGTTCTTAATGGCGATAAGACTGAAAACGCAAAGAATATCTTAAAAGAATTCTTTTCTCCAAATAAGGAGTTAAACAAAGAATTACGTCTTTATGATATACTATTAAAAGAAAAGTATAGTTCTGAAACAAAAGCAGATAGATTAGTAGAAACTGTATGTGATGCTCATAATAAGCTAAACCACGTTGCACTTTCTAAAGAAAAATTTAATCTTATTAAAGAAATTTCAGAAAAATTTGAAATTGAACAATTCCTATCATCACCTATTTCTAATTATAAAACCTTAGCATCTATATATAAAGTATTTGAATCTAAAAGAGCGGATGGATATGATATTAAAGATATTTTTAATTCTAAGATTACCCTAATCGAAAACATTACATCAAAACCGGCTCAACAAGTTCAACCAACCGAAGATAAAAAGTTGATTGAATCCTATAAACAACAAGACAAAGACCTTAGATTACTTACCTATAAGATTCTAGTCGAAACTTTCAACAAAAAATATACAAATTTAAATGAATCTCAAAAGAATTTGTTGAAAGAATATATAAACAACATCACAAATACTACTAAATTTAAAGATTATGTTGAAAAACAATTTCCAATTATAATTTCCGAATTAGATGGTATTAAACAAAAATTACAAGATAAAGTTACACAAATTAAATTATCGGAAACTATTTCCGTTTTAGAAAAAATGAAAATTGGAAAGACTGTATCCGATTCTCAAGTTTCATCAATTATGCTTTCTTATGAGCTAATTAAAGAACTTAAATCTAAAGTAAAATAATGGAAGCAAGATTAAAAGAAGTAATTCGTAAATACGTTAGGGAAAGAAACATCCAAAAATCTTTGGATGAAATGTCTGCAACTGCTAATGTTGCTGGATACGATACACCAAACGCATTTGCAAAGCCAGGCCAAACTAAAAAGAAAAACAATAGATTGGCTAGTATAACAGGTGGAACTGTTGTTGATGATTTAGAAGAAACAAAAATATTGAATCTAAAGCAAGAAAAAGAAAAACCAACAGCAGCTAAAAAAGAACCAGGTGCAGAAATTGCAGTTATTAGTGGTATGGAATTAGCTGAAAAGAATTTACATTTAGCCGAAAATCGTTGGGTGGCATTAAAAAGAGAAGATGGTTCTGCAAAATCAAAAATAGGTAAAGGTATTACATCAATTAAACAACAATTAGGAGAAGTTGAAAAATTTGTTAATTGGTATTCTAAATTAAAAACTGAGAATGGTGTTACCAAAGATGATTACTACAAAAGAACTCATAAAAGTTTACATAAAATCAAAGAAAGATTAATGAACCTTTCAGAAAAAATTAGAACACTATAATATGAACACATCAATTACAAAATCAAGACTAAAAGAATTAGTTAAAGAAGTAATGGTAGAAGAAGCTGATTATCAGGCATTCTTTAAAAAAGCATTAGAAAAAGCGGGTAAAGGTATTAATGATATGTCCGATGAAGAAAAAAAAGAATTCTTTAATAAGATAGATACTGCTTGGAATGGTAAAGGTGAAAAAAATGAAGATATTTCAGCAGAATTACCAAAAGCACCAATACCTTCTACAATAAATCAAAAGATGGCACAGGCTATAAATTTAATTAGCACGGCAAAATTAAACCCAACTCAAAAACTTCAATTAATTGCACAAATGGTTGATGGTTTAGGATTAGATAAATCTCAGATGGGAGTTATTGCTAATAAGATTAGAAGCAAAATGGAATCTAAAAAATAAGAATATAAATGAAATCGCTTTTAATAGAAACACACTTATTTGAGGGTAAGGTAAAAGAAGATGACGGTGGTAGAACTTTGGTAAAAGGCGTTCTTCAGAGAGCTGGTGCCGAGAACCAAAATGGTAGAATATATCCAAAACCAATCTTAGAGAGAGAAGCTAAAAAATATTTAACATTTATTAAAGAACGCAGAGCTTTAGGTGAGTTAGACCATCCAGATTCAACCGTTATTAACTTAAAAAACGTATCACATAATATTAGAGAAATATGGTGGGAAGGCGATGACCTATGTGGAACTGTTGAAGTATTATCAACACCATCTGGTAACATATTAAAAGAATTGTTAAAAGCAGGTATCCTATTGGGTATTTCTTCAAGAGGTATGGGTTCAACTAAACCTTTAAGTGGAAATAAAGTAGAAGTTGCTGAAGATTTTGAATTGATTGGTTGGGATTTTGTTTCTAACCCATCCACACATGGTGCATTTATGGTCCCAATGAATGAGTCTGTAAATCCACTAAAACAAATTGGTACTGATGCTTGTGGACAATATTGTAAAGCACAGGATTTAATGAGAGAAATAATAACTGAAATAGCATAATAATGGCAAAAAACTTTGACATATACGATTTTGTACACAACAATAAGATAACCTTAAAGGTTGATAACAAACAAGGAACTACTGTAGCTAAAGCATACAACGATATCCGTAAAACTAACTTGAAAGAAGTAAAGATAGTTAATGGTAAATTCAGTATTGCTGAAAACTTAGAAGATAGAAAACTATCTACTGAAGTTAAAAAACACTTTTTAGAAATTATTTCCACTTACAATACTTTCCAAGACCAAATGAAAAGACAATCTGATATGACTGAGGTTGCAAATACTTTAGGAGCGATTGTTGAAGCGGCAAAGGAAATGACATTAAGAGAAAGTGGTGATTGGTTCGATGCTGTGACTGTAAAAAGAAATATGGTTGAATTGGATAAGATGGGTAAATCATTTGA